CAGGCAGGCAAAGCCGTGTACAAAGAATTACCGCTATCAGGTATGCGCTACAACTGGGTGCAACGTGATCGCAAACTATTTCCGTTTACAACAGCCAAAGCAATTAACGGCGTACGTATGCGCTTTGACACTCGACGCAACGCAGTCGGCGTAATTCTTATTGAACAAAAAGACCCAGCGGCAGCAATCTTTGAAACGGCTGGTCGCGCTAACTCAAACAGATTAGGTAACGCACTTGGTTTTGTTAGCGCTGGTCGCACTCGACTAATCGGCCCGGCTGTATATAAAGCGCGTCGCGGTATTGAGGCCGAGATGACAAAAATGATTGCTAAAACTATGCGCGTTGTGCAAAGCGAGATTTAGTCATGGCACTATCTATACCTATTGTCAGCGAATTTGACGGTAAGGGCATTGACAAAGCAATTAAAGAATTTAAGCAACTAGAAACCGTTGGCGAAAAAGCACAGTTTGCTATTAAGAAAGCTGCAATACCTGCGGCGGCTGCAATCACGGCGGTTGCCGGTGCGCTTGGCTTAGCGGCTAAAGCAGCGGCCGAAGACGAACAGCAACAAGCAATCTTGGCTAACACAATGCAGAACGTTGTTGGCGCTACTGACGCAACGGTTGCGGCGACTGAGGACATGATCTCGGCGATGTCGAGGGCAACTGGTACGGCTGACAGCGAGTTACGGCCAGCGTTTAGCGCACTACTTGTTGGTACAAAGAATGTTGGCGAGGCTACTGACGCGCTATCGCTTGCACAAGATATCTCGGCTGCAACTGGCAACAATCTTGCAACGGTTAGCGATGCGCTTGCCAAAGCGTATGCAGGCAACATGAAAGGTCTCGCAGCGTTGTCGCCTGAAATGAAGGGCATGATTAAAGACGGTGCGTCACTCGACACGGTGATGCTGGCATTAAACGACAATTTTGGTGGCGCGGCCGCAAAGTCTGCTAGCACCGCTGCAGGTCAATTTAAGATATTAAAAAATAGTTTGGCTGAAACACAAGAAAGCATTGGCGCAGGTTTGTTGCCCGTGTTGCAAAAAGTGTTGCCGTATTTGCAGAGCATGGCTGACTGGGCGCAAAAAAACCCTAAAGCATTTTTAATTGTTGCTGGCACAATCAGCGCTATTGCTACAGCAATTTTGGCGGTTAATTTTGCTATGGCTGCTAATCCGTTTACGTTAATTGCGATTGGCATTGCGGCGCTTGTTACTGGTCTTGCAGTTGCGTACACAAAATTTGAGGGATTTCGCAACGGCGTAAATTTTGTAATAAACGGTTTGATTGCAGGGTTTGAGTTAATGGCTAATTCGTTTATTGGTGCAATAAATTTAATTATTCGTGGCATGAATTTAATAAACCCGTTTAAAGATATTGACCCGTTGTCAACAATAAACTTGGGTCGTATTGGTGGCTCGGGCGCGGCAACTAGCGGTGGCGCGGCTCGAGAAGGTGGCACGGGCAGTATTACGCCTAGTTTGCCAAGTATGCCTAGTTTGCCCCCAGCGATCATTGGCGGTGGCTCAAGCGGTGGCAGTAGTCGAGCCGGTCGCGGTGGCGGCGGTGGCGGTATCGGTAGCGGTGGCGACCTAATGACGATTATGAACAGCGACGCAATTTACGCTGGCATTGGTCAACAAATGATGGCCGTACACGGCAAAACTGAAGGCATAACAATAAACGTGACAGGCGGTGTGTCAACTAGCGCCGAGATCGGGCAATCGGTTTACAACGCGCTGTTGCAATACAAACAGGTTTACGGGCCGCTAACGGCTATTGCAACATAATGCCGGCAACACTTGTTACAGGCGGTAGTTACACGCTAGAAATCGGTGCAGGATTTGACGAAGACGCGTTTATTCTTGACGAAAGTTTGCTTGACGGCGTTGACGTGCTTGACGGTGACGGCGAGGAGTTTTACGACATTACCGACAAGGTAACGAACATTCGAGTGTCGCGCGGCCGTAAACAACCGATTGACTCATTCGGTGCAGGCACGATGATTGTGTTAATGCAACAGAAAGAAACCGACCGCACACTTGACCCGTTTAACACGTCAAGCATTTATTTTAATACCAGCGAAGATCAGCCGGGTTTAGGGCCGTTGCGACCGATACGTTTGTCGCGCGAAGGCGAGTATTTGTTTGTTGGCAAAGTAACTGGCTACCAACAGCAATACGTTTTAGGCGGATTAACGCAGTACGTTGTTTCGGCTGCAGATGACATTTACACGTTGGCGCAGGCAACTTTGCCTAGCACGGCTACAAGTGTGCAAACGTCAGCCGCTCGACTGGCAACAGTTTTGGCGCTTGTGCCGTACACAGGCACTACAAACATTACTGCGTCACCTACTGCAACACTTGGCGCGTTTACTATTGGCGAAGGCGCAAACGTAAACCAATATGTCAACCGCATTAACGAAGCCGAGCAGGGTCGCATTTTTTGTGATCGTGAAAACACTTTGACAATGCAACCACGTATCGGCACAACCCTTGACGCACCGACCGTAACGTTTAACGACACCGGCACGGCTACCGCATACGACGGCATAGGCGTTGAGTATGACCAGCAGTTAGTTATTAACACGGCGACCGTAGAAATTGAGTCAGGCGGTACGCCACAGATTGCTACTGACGCTGCAAGCATTGCAGAATATTTTGTGCAGGCGCTAACGATTACAGACAGTTTGTTACAGAACGACGCAGAGGCTTTGACGTTGGCTAACTATTTGCTTGAGGGTACGCCGACACCTAGGTTTACGTCAATCAGTACGACGTTTGCAAGTTTGACTACACCGCAAAAAAACTTGTTAGCACCGATTGACATTGGCGAAACCGTACAGATCACTAAAACTTATACAACTGGCACGCCGCTATCTAAAACGCAAGACTTGGCAGTCGAAGGCATTGACCACGACATAAACGTCATTACTGGCCACAGGGTCACCGTCTATACCAGCGACACAATCGTGTTAAACGACTTAATTTTAAACGACATTTTGTTTGGCACAATAAACACTAACAACGGCCTTAGTTAAGGTAAAGTAGGCAAATATGACAACACCATTTCCGTTTGTTGCCGGTCAAGTTTTGACGGCCGCGCAACTTAACGACATACAAGCATTGCCGATTTCAGATAAAACCGCGTCGTACACGCTGGTCGCTGCAGACGTAACTAAGCGCACGATGATGAATAACGCAAGCGCCACAACGATTACGGTTAACAACTCAATCTTTGCTGTAAACGACATTATCCAAATCGCAAATAAAGGTGCAGGCTCAACAACGATTACTGCGGGTGCGGGCGTAACTATTAACACATCAAGCAGTCTTGTTTTGGCGCAATATGGGGGCGGCTATTTACTTGCATTGTCGGCGTCAACTTTTACTTTTTTTAATTTAGCGGGTTCGGTTACTTTTGCTGTTGATTATTTAGTGCTTGGCGGTGGCGGCGGCGGCGGTTTTTATGTCGGTGGCGGTGGCGGTGGCGGCGGTTTGTTGTCAAGTGTTACGGCAACGGGTGGCGGCGGTTCATTATTGCCACCATTACAACTTGCCAAATCGACTAACTATGTTGTAGCAGTTGGTGCTGGTGGTGCAGCAGGGACTTCAAGTTCTATTCCGGGTTTTAGTGGTTCAGTTAGTCAGTTTGTAAATGTTTTTGGTATTGGTGGTGGCGGTGGCGGTTCTGAATCAAGTTCAAAAGCAGGTTTAGTAGGTGGTTCGGGTGGTGGTTCGGCGCGAGGCGGCACAGTTGGCGCAGGAGTAAGTAACCAAGGTTTTGCAGGCGGTTTAGGTTTATCAGGTACACCGTTTCGTGGCGGCGGTGGTGGTGGCGCTAGTGCAGTAGGTGTTGCTGGTAGTAGTACGGGTGACGGCGGTGCAGGTTTAGCAACATCTATTACTGGTAGTTCAGTTACTCGAGGCGGTGGCGGCGGCGGTGGTTGTTTTAGCGTTAACCCAGCTGGCGCAGGCGGGTCAGGCGGCGGCGGTGCAGGTGGCACAAACAATGCAGTTGGCACAGCAGGCACAGCCAATCTTGGTGGCGGCGCCGGTGGCGGTGGCGGAGATCCGGGCGCTGCGGGTGGCGCAGGTGGTAGCGGTGTAGTGATATTAAGTTTTGCAACATCAGCAGGCACAATAACTATTGGCGCAGGTTTAACAGGCACAACAACAACCAGCGGTGCAAACACGATTGCAACCATTACCGCTGGCACAGGCAATGTAAGTTGGGCGTGATGACTACTTATTGGGCCAAACTTGACACAAACAATGTTGTTACGCAAGTTATTACAGGCGTTGATGACGCAACTATTGAAGGCATACCTACAGGCGATTGGTACACAAATTTTGTTAATGCGCCGTGCGTGCAAACTTGGATAGACCGCAACGACAAAACTTATGCAGGAATCGGCGATACATACAGTTACGACACGCAAGATTTTACGCCGCCGTATGTTGAGCCAGTTGAGCCAATCAACCAGCCGTAATGCAATGCGATACGGGCTATTTGCGCTGATACTTATGCTTAGCGCTTGCGAAACAACACGCGACAACACACTTACAATTAAGTCACGAGTTAAAAACATGACGTTAAATAACTGCAACGTGCCTGATCGATGCGACATAACACCATGACTCGACACAGATACACAGCCGACGAACTGCACGCACGCATGATTGTCACCGTAGGCGTACTGTTGGCCATAGTTTTTAGCACCATAGTTTTAGGCATGACCTACGGCCTGTTGTTTGTGTCGCAACCAGAAAAACAAGCACCAAACGACGCAGCGTTCATAGATTTAATGTCAACGATTGTTGTATTTTTAACTGGCACATTGTCAGGCATTGTTGCGTCTAACGGAATAAAAAAACAAACTAAATAAAATGGCTAATCGCGCTTACATAGTTACGCAACAGCCAGTTGTAAAGTCGGCGTTGGCTGGCACGTCAGAATGGGCTCGACTTGCGTGTTTGCATAGCGGTGGCAGTTTGTGGAATAACGGCACATTTGTGCATCGTGATATAAAAAACCGACCCGGCACGATTAGCAACCATGCTCGAGGGCTGGCAATGGACTTGTCGTACCGTTGGCTTAACCAAAAGAAGCTTGGCAAAGCAGACGGCCGCAAAGCGTCATTAGCGTTTATTGTCAAGTGTTTAGAAAACGCAGATCATTTGGGCATACAACTTGTGATTGACTACGCAATGCAACGGTCATGGAAATGTGATCGTGGCACATGGCAACCGCTACCTAGCGTAGAGATTA